GGGTGTCGAATGAGTATGTCCAAGAGATGGCCATGCGCTATGGCGAGGAAAGTAACGTCTATCGGATCAGGGTGATTGGTGAATTCCCCAAGGGGGATGATGACACTGTCATTGCCATGGATTTGCTGGAAAGCGCCTTGAATCGGGATGTTGCGCCAAGTGACTATGCGCCCATGATCTGGGGCTTGGATGTGGCGCGGTTTGGTAGTGACCGGTCGGCCCTCTGCAAGCGCCAAGGTAATGCGGTCACAGAGAACATCCGGACATGGAAAAATTTGGACTTGATGCAATTGACTGGCGCGGTGGTGGCCGAGTACCAGGCGCTGCCACCCAGCCAGCAGCCAAAGGAAATACTGGTCGATTCGATTGGCCTTGGCGCTGGAGTGGTGGACCGGCTGCGCGAGCTGGGCCTGCCGGCCAGAGGGATCAATGTCTCGGAATCACCCGCGATGGGTGGGACTTACAGAAATCTGAAGGCAGAACTTTGGTACAAAGCAAGGGCATGGCTTGAGGCCAGAGACTGCAAGATGCCAAAGGATGAGGTCTTGATTGCTGAACTGGCCACAGTGCGGTATTCATTCACTTCAAACGGCAAGATCGCCATCGAGGGGAAAGATGAGATCAAGAGGCGCGGCCTGCCCAGTCCAGACAAGGCCGATGCCTTTGTCCTGACATTTGCCAGTGACGCGGTGGCCGGAATGTACGGCAGCACTGGCTCAAACAAGTGGGCGCAACCCTTGCGCAGAAACCTTGTCAGGGTTGCATAATTCGAGTATTGACAAACCAATGGGGGAAACCTATGAAGATGATGACCAAAGCGCAAAAGAAGGTCGGCAAGGTAATGCATGAATTCAAGACCGGCAAACTCCACAGCGGTGGAACTGGCAAGGTGGTGAAGAATCCACAGCAGGCAATTGCCATTGCTTTGTCTGAAGCCAAGATCAAACAGAAACCTAAAAAAGGGATGAAATAATGGCCACCATGCAACGCACCATGCGCCAGGTCATGGACAACAAATCTGGCATGGCCCAGCAGGGCAGTGAGCAGTCATGCCCTATGCCCACACAAGATGTGACCTTGAACCTAAAAAACCGCGCCAAAGCGATTACCACTGCGGCTTATGGTCCTGAGAATCCAGCGCTGCCGAACACGGCTTACTGGCAAAAGAAGGCAGACACATGGGATGTGAGCATTGCTGATGCCAAGAAAAGCCGATGCGGTAACTGCGCGGCATTCAACGTGTCCGACAAGATCAAAGAGTGCATAGCAAACGGCATTGGCATGGAAGCAGACCCGTGGGGGACAATCAAGCTGGCCGATTTGGGCTACTGCGAGATTTTTGACTTTAAGTGTGCAGGCACTAGAACGTGCGATGCATGGGTGGTGGGTGGTCCCAATACGGGTGAAGATGATGGCCAAGACATGGGCGATGGCCAAGATGACTCAGAAGATTCTTTGATCACCATCAATTTACACGGAAAGGATTAAATGATGAAAGCCGGACTTTATGCCAATATTCATGCAAAACAGGCTCGGATAGCCAATGGCTCAAAAGAGAAGATGAGGAAGCCTGGCACAAAGGGCGCTCCATCAGCTGCTGACTTCAAGGCTGCGGCTAAGACTGCAAAGAAGCCAAAGAAATGAAGACGCCAGCTTGGCAGCGTAAGGAGGGCAAGTCACCCTCCGGTGGTTTAAATGCCAAGGGCCGTGCCAGTGCGAAGGCCGAGGGCATGAACTTGAAAGCGCCAGTCAAAGCAGGCGACAACCCAAGGCGCGCCAGCTTCTTGGCAAGAATGGGCAATATGCCTGGTCCTGAGATGAAGGGCGGTGAGCCAACTAGGCTGCTACTGTCATTGAAAGCATGGGGCGCAAGCTCCAAGGCTGATGCCAAGGCGAAGGCAGCTGCGATCAGTGCCAGAAATAAGGCAAAGAAATGATCTGTCCAATTGTCATTGCCACTGTCAAGGGCCATGGTCTGGCCGTATTGTTGGAGTCAATTAAGCAATACGCGCCAGAGTGTCCGGTTTATCTGCGCGGCCCTGAGTCGGTGCTTGAAAACTTTGAGGCTGACTACAAAATCTATGGCCAGCCAAAGAGCTTTGGCGAAGACTACAACGAGGTGATTGAGGCAGCGCTCAAGGACTGGTCATCATGCATTGTGGCCAATGACGACATTGTACTGACCCCCACCAGCGTGAAAGTGCTGATGGAAGATGTGGCCATTGTCAGGACCATGAACAGCTACAAAGCTGGATGGGTGGCGGCAAGATGTGACGCTGCCAGACCTTGTCAGAATGTGCGTATTTGCGAAGAAGATGAAAAACTGAATTTCTACAAATTCCCCTCTGAGGCCCACATTAAATTGGTTCAAGAGATCAGCCCAATATTTGCATGGATATCAAGTGATGCTTTTGAAGAGGCAAAGTTTCCCCCTCTGAATTGGTACTCAGATGATGTGCATTGTATGGATTTAATCCAAAAAGGCTATGGCCACTATGTGAGTGCAAGCTATGTCCACCACATTGGCAGCAACACCATTGGATTTGACGCGCAAAAACTGCATGAGAATGCGCTGCCATGGCTCAGAGAAAACAGGCCAGAATATGCGAGTGCCTGGTTTGATTCTTAATTTAGGGTCTGGCAAAGACTGGTGCAATGAGTATCTGAATGCAGATATTCAAGCCAGTAAAAATCCTGACTGGCTGGTCGATATCAGCAATGTCAAGTGGGGCGACACCTTACAAACTAGGTTTGGGCAGCTGGAGATCGTGCCAGGTATGTTTGAAACTATTCTGGCCAATGATGTGCTGGAACACATCCACGATCTGGTCGATGCCATGACCAATTGCAAAGAACTGCTGCAAGTTGGTGGCCAGATGCGGATCAATGTGCCTTATGAATTGAGCCTTGGCGCTTGGCAAGACCCAACCCATGTCAGGGCATTCAATGAGAATTCTTGGAAATACTATACCGAATGGCACTGGTACTTAGGGTGGCCAGACCGGTTTGAGCTGACAACGCTGGAAATGCGTCTCTCAAAGGTGGGAGAATCATTAGAATTACCCTATGACGAAATTATCCGCACCCCCAGGGCTGTGGACTCCATGTATGTGGTTCTTACAAAGGTTAAGCCATGATTGAAAATGATATCCCCGAAAACCTATCCACCGACATTTCAGCCAAAGAGCCAATGGATGAGATGGAACTGCAAGCTATCATTACGCAAGACCTGACCGATGCCATCAGCTATGTGGACAGTGACTTGTCACCCACACGCGCCAAAGGGACTGAATACTATCGCGGTGATTTATTTGGCAATGAGGTCGAAGGCAACAGCAAGGTGGTGGCCATGGAAGTGCGGGACACTGTCTCGGCCATGCTGCCAAGTCTGATGCGCGTTTTCTTTAGTTCTGAGAATGTGGTCGAATTTGCACCCCGTGGCCCAGAAGATGTAAAGATGGCCCAGCAGGCGACTGACTATGCCAACTATGTATTCCAGAACGACAACAACGGGTTTTTGACCAGTTATGCCATCTTCAAAGATGCACTGGTCAGGAAGTGCGGCATTGCCAAATTCTGGTGGGAAGACGAAGAGAAGGTCCGAATTGAAGAGTACACGGGCCTTGATGACCAGACCTTAGAAATGCTGATGCAAGAGCCTGGTGCAGAGGTCAAGATTGTGGTGTCTTATCCTGACCCACAAATTGACGAAATGCAGATTAGCACTGTAGACCCAATGACTGGCCAGCCAGTTATGAATCCACCCGCCATGGTGCATGATGTGCAGATCAAGCGCATCACAAAGGATGGCCGGATCAGGATCATGGCCGTGCCACCCGAAGAACTGCTACTGGACAGACGCGCCAGATCGTTTGACGATTCGAGCATCATTGCCCACCGGCAAATGGCCACCATGGCTGACTTGCTCGCCATGGGATATGACCAGGATGAGATTGAAGAGAATATGTCATCGACTGACTTGGACAGCAATGATGAGTATTTGGCGCGTCAGCCACTAAGCACAACATTTGGCACAAATGACGCTGCCAATCCGATGATGCGCAGAGTGCTATACATTGAGGCTTATTCCCGCGTTGACTTTGATGGCGATGGCATTGCAGAGCTGCGCAAGGTCTGCTGCATGGGTGGTGGCTATAAGGTGGTGCGTAATTTGCCGGCAAGCTACATTCCATTTGCTGACTTTCCTTGCGATCCAGAGCCACACACAAGTCCCCTTGAGGCTATGTCGATTTTTGACATCACCCGCGACTTGCAAGAAATAAAATCTGAAATACTCCGAAACACATTGGACAGTCTGGCCCAGTCAATCCACCCAAGAACAGCGGTGGTCGAAGGCCAAGTCAATATTGATGATGTATTGAACAATGAGACTGGCGCAATCATTCGCATGAGAGCACCTGGCATGGTTCAGCCTTTGACAACTCCATTTGTGGGTCAGGCTGCATTCCCGATGATGGAATACATGGACCAGATCAAAGAAGATCGCACCGGCATGAGCAAGGCCGCCATGGGTCTGAACGCTGATGCATTGCAGTCAAGCACAAAGGCCGCAGTAAATGCAACGATTAGCGCCAGCCAAGGCCGCATTGAGCTGACAGCCAGAATTCTGGCTGAAGGCATGAAAAAGCTATTCAAAGGCATTTTGTTCTTGGCCACAACGCACCAGGACAAAGCCCGAATGGTGCGGATGCGCAACGAGTGGGTGCAGATCGATCCAAGGTTCTGGGATACCAGCATGGATGCCAACATCAATATTGCCCTTGGCAATGGCGACACCAACGAGAAACTGCAAGCGCTGATGATGATCATGGCCAAGCAAGAGCAAATCTTGCAGCAACTTGGCCCAACGAATCCATTGGTCACGC